GACAGTAAGTAACTGGGAGCTTGGCAAAAGCCAGCCTACGCTTTCTCAGATAAGAATCATTTCTGAATTGAGCGGAATCCCGATGGATTTTATTTACCCTACAGTTCAATCAAATTGAATTTTGAATAAGGGAAGGAAAACGATGGAGGAAAACGATGGAGGAAAACAAACAGAAGATTCTGGACGCGTTCTGCGAAGCGCTGCAGATGACAAGGGCCGGTGCATATATTGGTAGCCTTCGGTATATGAAGTGCAAAGATGGCGAAGAGTATGTGGAAATTGTATATGCGACAGGCAATCAGACCTTTGTGAACGTGAGCTTAGACAGCGGTATCGCGATGATGAAAGACATCATTCGGGCTGTTGAGTAACAAGGAGGAAGGAAATGGGATGGATCAGGTCGCGGGACATACCTCAAGTATATTCCGTGTGCCAGCGTACCGGGGAGAAGCTGGCGGCGGAGTTCAAGCGCTGGCCGAAGGCAGAACCGGATATGTTTCTCCGGATCGGGCGCGTGATCCTCTTCGATCAGGACTCCTTCGAGGAGTTCATCCGGGACAGAAACAGGAGGAAGAAATGAAAAGGAGGCTGGAATGCTCCGTAATCGCCGTCAGGAACGGTGAAACGATCTGGAGCAAGCTGTTCTTGGATTCCGGGAAAGCATACCAGTACTGCGAGAATCGGCACTGGAGGATGAAGGATAGCAAAGGCAGAAAGTGCCAGCTAATGATTAAAGCGGAGGCGTTGAAATGAAGGAAAAGTTAGTAGCAGTCATGTCCCTGATCGGGGTTATCGAGGATAGCGGAATCGAGGACATAAGAATCATGCAGACAAACTATCACGGAAATCGTGAGATTGAAGTCACATTTCACGGTGGCTCTGTAATCACAATGGAGGAGGCAAGCCATGAAAAAGATTATGAGGAATGAAGCAGTTCAGAAGCTGATGGCCTTTGCGGTAACAGCTGGTTTTATCGGAGCAGTAAGAACGAATCTGAATCCTTCTATGCTCACCGTCTCAATTATCGCAATCATCATGTACGAGTTTATGCAGCATGTGCTTAAGGAACTCTTTCCGGAAGCGAAATACATCAACAGCATCAAGATCGATGCCACCAGACAGGATATGAGAAGAGTGCAGAATACGAGGATCGGAGTATGAACGGCATTAAATACGATGGCTATATCGGAGTCAATTTCAAGATTCCGAAAGACCTGAACCGAGACATCCTAATCGTAGCCGCCAGTATCGGAATAAGCTCTAGCGAGGCAATCAGGCGAGCGATCGCTGAGTACTGCGTCAAGCATCAGGGAGTTCTAACACTGACAAAGCTAACTCTTGATGAGCTTGCAAAAAAAGAAAGCCGCTCGGATTCCCAACAATCCGAACGGCAGTAACAGAGGTAATCTGTCTAGTGCATTATAGCACAGGAAGGAAATAGAATGGCAACTTTATATGAACTGACCGGGCAGTACAAAGAACTGCTCGACATGATGGAAGATCCTGACATCGATCCGAAGGTCATCACCGACACTCTGGAAGGCCTGAACGGCGAAATAGAAGAGAAGGCTGACGGCTATGCAAAGGTCATGCAGCAGCTGAAGGCCGAAGCCGATGCGATCGAGAAGGAGGAGCAGAGACTTAACGACCGCCGTGACATGATCATGGACAATATCTCCCGAATGAAAAAGGCTCTCATGGAGTCCATGAAGGCGACCGGGAAGACCAAATTCAAGACGACTCTATTTAGCTTCGGAGTCCGCAAGGCAGGCCAGAAGCGGCTGGTCATCGACCACGAGGATACGGTGCCGGACAAGTACTGGGTGCAGCCGCCGAAGGTCATCGACCGGAAGATGCTCAAGGAAGACCTGACTCATGGCGATATGCCAGGTGTGGCGCACCTGGAACAGTCGGAATACTTGTCAATCAGATGAGGGAAGAGGTGAGTACATGGCAATTCCTGTTCTTGTGGAAGGCAGAAGCGGATCCGGCAAGACCTATTCTTTGCATAACTTCAAGCCGTCAGAAATCGGAGTCATTAGTGTGGAAAAAGGACGGCTGCCGTTCCGGTCAGATATTAAGACCATCCGTATTCCGAAGGAATTCGAAGGTGCAAAGTCGCTGTCACAGCTTTATGCGGCAAAGTATTCGTGGATCGAAATGATCATTAAGAATGCCAAGGTGCAGAGCATAGCGATTGATGACAGCCAGTTCCTGCTTGTCAACGAACTGTTCGACCGTTCTGCTGAACGTGGTTATGACAAGTTCACGGACATGGCAGTTCATTTCCGCAATCTGATTCATCACATCAATGAAATGGATGATGACAGCAAGATTGTCTACTTTCTGCATCATTCCGAATCAGATGCGGACGGCAGGGAAAAGGCCAAGAGCGTAGGGAAAATGCTCGATGAGAAGCTGGTCATTGAGGCTTGTTTCGACATCGTTCTGTACTGCCAGGACCAGAAGTTCTATACGCAGAGCAATGGCACGAGCAGCGCAAAAACTCCCGAAGGAATGTTCGAGAGCATTGAGATTCCGAACGACCTGAAGGCGGTAGATGATGCGATTAGAGAGTATTACGGAATGGAGATGAGGAACAATTCTTCAGATATTTCAGCAATTAAAGATTTTGAGAAGGAGGACTAATCATGCAAAAGTTTCAGAACTATGACGCAGTAAATGCCATTGGCGAGTACACGCCTGTCGATCTTGGCGGCCACTATGCCGTCATCAAGAAGGTTGAAGAAACCAAGAGCAAGGCCGGAAAGGACATGATCGTTGTCTATTTTGATTTCTGCTCACCGGACAAGCAGGCAAATTATTTTGCCGCAGAATTTACGAATGATGTCAGGCCGGAAAAGAAATGGCCTCATGCCGGAACCGTCTACATCCTGACAGCAGACTATAAGGACGCAACAAAGCCTTCACGCAACTTCAAGACCTTTTGCAATGCCGTGGAGAAGTCAAACAGCGGCTTCCAGATTCCGTGGGGCGAAGCCTGGGGCAAACAGTTCGTCAATAAGAAAATCGGCGTGGTTTTCGGAGAAGTCGAGAACTTCTACAACGGCAAGACAAGCATGAGACATGAACCGAGATGGTTCTGCTCTTGGGACAAGGTCAAGGACGCAAGGGTGCCGGATCCGAAGCTGCTGCCGGAAGACCAGAAAACCGAGACTCCTGTTACTGCCACACCTGCTGTGGATTCTGGTTTCATTAACGTGCCTGAGGGCGAAACTGGCGACACTCCATTTGATTCACCGTTCTAATGCAGATCCAAGTTGACACAAGGGAGCATCAAAAGGAATGGGAGCGCATCCGCTCCCAATTCGATGCTCTCGGTGTGCGGTACTTCCGAAGCAAACTGTATGTGGGCGATTATATGAATCTGGACAATCCCCGGCTGGTCATTGACCGGAAGAAAGATCTTCAGGAAGTCATCGGAGATGTCACTCAACAGCATGAGCGATTCAGGACGGAACTGGTCAGGGCAGAAGAGCAGGGAATCCGCATTGTTTTGCTCATCGAGCAAAGCGGAATCCATACGCTCGAAGATGTGTACTTCTGGCATAATCCAAGACTCGACCTGACCGAAATCAGAATCATTGACGGAAGACCGCAATTGGTACAGAAATTCCCGAAGGCAACAACAGGCAAGTCACTTTACCGATGTCTGTTTACGATCCGGCAGAGATACGGAGTTGAATATTATTTCTGCTCCAAACATTCGACTGGGAAAAGGATAGCGGAACTGCTCGGAGGTGATGCCAGTGGCTGAAATGCGAACGGGATGGATAAAACTATATCGAAGCATTGAAGACAACTGGATATGGTCTTCTGAGCGGTTCAGCTATCAGGCAGCGTGGATAGATCTGCTCGTTATGGTGAACCATGAGGATAAGAAAATCATGGTCAACGGTCAGCTGATTGTTATCCATGCCGGACAGAAATTGACCTCTATCCGCAAGCTGGCAGACCGTTGGAAGTGGGGAAAAGACAGGGTCACCAAGTTCCTCGATATGCTCCAGTCGGACGGCATGATATACCGAGACTCCCGGACACAGTCAGGGACACTTGTAACCATTGTAAATTATGGACTTTTTCAGTCTAAGGACGAGCAAGCCGGGACACGGTCAGGTACACAGACAGGTACACAGGCAGGGACACGACCGGGGACACAGACAAGCCATAAACAAGAACTAAAGAATGATAAAGAAGTAAAGAATAATAAAAGACCCCGGCGGTCAGCTGACGGAACGGAGCTGGAATGATGAGGTGGACACAGTACATCAATGAGCATGAAGTCAGAAAAGCAATCGCTATTCTGAAGAACAGCAGTGAATTGTTTGAATGCCGCATTCTGGACGGAAGCAGAAAAGGCAAGACACTTAGCGGATACTTCACAAGTGCAGACGAATTGCTCAAACAGTTCGACACGGTGGATGTCAGAGGCAAAAATATCTATATCACGCTGAATGAAATTGATGAGTCGTGTTATTCAAGGCTTCAGCATGACAGGTTTCTTCAGGCGGACACTACCACAACGGACAAGGATGTTACGGCATACAAGTGGCTGTTTATTGATCTGGATCCTGTGAGGGCTTCCGGCATTTCATCGAGCAATGCAGAACTAAAAGCAGCAGAGGACATGGCAAGAAAAATAGTCAGCTATCTTACTGGGCTCGGCTTTGAGAATCCGGTCAAGGCTTTGTCCGGCAACGGATGCCATCTGCTTTACCGGATCAGCTTAGAGAAAAACAAAGAGAATTGTCTGCTCGTGCAGGAATGCCTTCAGACGCTTTCGATGATATTTGATAATGATCAGGTCAAGGTCGATAAAACTAATTTCAATCCAAGTCGAATCTGCAAGCTGCACGGAACACTCGCCCAGAAGGGAACCAGTACAGAAGACAGACCGCATCGGTTCAGCAGAATCTTTACCGACAGCACCGATGTCAAGGTCAATAAAAAGATGTTCCTGGAGAAACTGGTTGTCCAACTTCCAAGACAGGAACAGTCACAGTCACGGCAGTATCAGCAGTATTATCACGACAACAGCCAGTTCAATGTAGAAGACTTCATGCGTGAGCATGGCATGACCTACAAAGAACAGCAGGGTGACCGGGCAAGGATTTTCCGTTTGGACGAATGTCCATTCGACAGCAACCACAAGAACGGCGATGCCAAGATATTCCTTTATCCAAATGGAGCCATTGCATTTAAGTGCCATCACAATTCATGCGCTAACAAGCATTGGCAGGATGTGCGGCTTCTGTATGAGCCGGATGCTTACGACCAGAGTGATATCGATAACCATATTGAGGAAGGATACGCCAAGCACAACAGGCTCAAGCAGGAAGGCAAGATTCAGTATTCGCCCATGGTCGAAACCGAGCCGGACATCGCAAATGTAAAAGCCTTCCGAACAGCGATTGAGATTCTGGCAGACCAGGAGCCGGAACATGAAATGATCAGGTGCGGAGTCGATACGATAGACGAACGTGCCGGAGGCCTTGAAAAGCAATGCATTACGGTCGTTACTGGCCTAAGTGGATGCGGCAAAACTACTTTTCTCGGAAATATCATGCTTCGGGCAATCAATGACGGGCATTCCGTAGTCTGTTATTCCGGTGAAATGAGCAACCGCAAATACCTTGATTGGATGATTCGGCAGGCGGCAGGCAAGACCAACATTGAGATTGGTACTCAATATCGAAACGGCTACGGAGTGCGAAAAGAAGTTCAGGACAAGATAGCATTCTGGATGGGGGGCCATTTCCATCTATATGATAACAAGATTGGCAGGCGGTTTAAGACAGTTGCCGGATTTCTCAAAAAGGAACTGCAAAGCATGAAAGCCGATCTGTGCGTTATCGATAATATGATGTCGCTCGGAGTTGGGAGTATGAACGGAAGCCAGAAATACGATGAGCAGACCGAGTTCGTCTGGTGGCTGAAAGAAATGGCGCAGCTTTCCAATACGCATATTATCTTTGTGGCCCATCCTAGGAAGGCGAGCGGATTCCTTCGCCTGACCGATATCAGCGGAACTGCCGATATCGGCAATACGGTCGATTCCGCATTCATCCTTCACAGAGTCAATCAGAATTTCCGCAATGGCTATAAGGAATTTTTCAAGTATGACTATGACCCAAAGGATGAAAGCAAGGCAACAAATCTGATTGAAGTTGCCAAAGACAGAGACGGTGACAGTGGTCTTCAGGATACATTCATCAATCTGTACTTCGAGGAAAACACTAAACGACTGCTGAATGCTCCAGACGAATATGTTCGTTATGGGTGGGATACGGAGGCAAGTGCAATTAATGAATTGTCGGAAAGGGATATGCCATTTTGAAAATCTGGGATAAATGGGAAGCAAAATCAAACGGTGACCATGTTGAGATTCAGAGTTTCTGTAAGGATCTGGCAGCCTGGATGGAATCAACATGGAATGGTGATGATTCAGCAGAATATTGGGATTTTATGACAAAATGCGCTGACAGGATGATAAAGAAACATCCTCTTCAGAAAAATAAAATACTGCTTGGAATAATCATCGGCTACCTCGAAGGAACCAGCGCAGAGCAGACCGGCAACGACCTACATTGGTCGATTGAAGAAAGGATTAAACAGAATGGAAATCAAAGTCAAACTCGATGAGTTCGCATTCCTTCCTACCCGTGCGCATGACACGGACGCAGGATGGGATATCAAAACGCCGGTGGATATCAATATCGCACCGAGGCGGTACACAAAGGTCGACACCAAAGTTCACATGATCATTCCGAAGGGTTACGTCGGCATGGTCAAGAGCCGGTCGGGCATGAACCAGCACGGCATCCAGTGCGAAGGAGTGCTGGACGCAGGCTATGTTGGGAGCATCGGGGTCACGCTCTACAACAACGGAATCGTACCGCTGTTTTATCCGAGGGGCAGCAGAATCGCCCAGGTCGTCATCCTGCCTATCCCGGAGACGGAACTGGTAGAGGTGGAAAGCCTGCCGATGACGGAGAGAGGAAGCAGAGGCTTCGGGAGCAGCGGAAGATGATACCAAAGCATGATAAGACCTGTCCGTGTGAGGGATGCAATCTTCGCCAGGTCGGCTGTCATGGCGAATGCCAGAAGTACGCCGAGTGGAGCAATGAAAAGCATAAGCGGACGGAAGACTACCGCAGAAAGAAGCAAGTGGATGCAGAGATCGCAGAGTACGTCAGGGACAGCAATGGACGGAAAGCAAGGCAGAAACATTGGCGTTGACAGCCCCGATTTGGGGCATAGGAGCGTTTCTGATTTGCGGAACGTAATGGAGCAATGATTGGCTATATCTTCGGATTTGATAAGGGGGAAGAAGAATGATAGAGAGCGGGACTGATTGGCTCGGCGCAGAATACAAGCGGACGGATCATGACTTTACGTTTCGCCACCTTCAGCAAGATAATTGCTGTTGTTCTATCTGTCACGGCACTGGCGCAAAGTGGGAGTTCCGATATGTAACTCGCAACTATCAAAGCCCGAGGACAAAGAAGATTTGCAAAACACTACAGGCACATGGACACAGCTTTTGGATTTGCCAAAGGTGTTTAGATAACATGAAAGCAATCACAGGGCTGACGATTAGTGTAGAAAGGAAAGAAGAATGAGCGATGACTTAATCAGCAGACAGGCGGCGATTGATGCGTTGAACGGAATTATCAACAGGTTTGAACAAATATTACGGGATATAAGGGAATCAAAAGTAGATGATTCTGTTTGTGGAATGTGCGAGTATGATGGCGCTTTTGTTGGGCAGTCTGGAGATTGGTGCAACGAATGCCCGGGTTTTGAAAAGGATGATTGCTTCAA